AGAAAAGACTGCCGATGGTAGCCCAAAACATCCACACTTTGATAGTGTCAGGGATAGAATGGGAGTCCTAATACAAGGCAATCAAGCCCCAGACTTAGCAACAGCATATGATATGGCTGTCTATGCAGACCCTAAATTAAGACAGAGTTTGATGGATAACTATGCTGCGACTAAGACCCAGACAAAGGTTAAAACCGAAGCTGTGGCAAAGGCTAAAAAAGCACAACGATCAACTGTTAGGGGCAATGCTGCTCCTGCTGAAAAAGCACTTCCAGGCAATATGTCTGTAAGAGACACAATTTTAAATTCAATCAAACAATTAGAAAATAATGAAAGGGTATAAATTATGGCGAGTCCAAATTTATCGGAAATAATCACCACGACTCTTAGGAATCGTTCCAAAAGTCTGGCTGATAACGTAACAAATCATAATGCTTTGCTACGAAGATTAAGTGAGAATGGCAACATTTCAACTGTTACTGGTAGACAAATCGTTAGAGAATTAGAGTACGCATCCAATTCTACAGTCGGTTTTTATACTGGTTATGAGACATTAGATGTTTCACCATCTGACGTTTTAACAAGTGCTACATTCGACTACAAACAAATGGCAGGAAATGTGACAATTTCTGGTTTAGAGCAGATACAAAACTCTGGAACAGAAGCCGTTATCAATTTGTTAGAGTCAAGAATAGGTGTACTTGAAAAATCAATGTCAAACACACTCTCAACATCACTCTATTCAGATGGTACTGGAACAAGTGGTAAAGAGGTTGGCGGCCTTCAGTTGCTAGTGGCTGATGCAGGTACAGGTACAGTAGGTGGAATTAACAGTTCTACATTTACATTTTTCCAAAATGTTCAAACAACTGCAACAAGTTCTGCTTTTAGTACAACAAACATACAGGCTGACATGAATACTATTTATTTAAGTCTAGTTCGTGGTGCAGATAGCCCAGATTTAATTATGGCTGATACTAATTCCTATAAATCCTTTTTAGGATCATTACAGGCAATTCAGCGAGTTACATCTGACAGAGTAGCAACATCTGGTTTTACAAGTGTTCAGTATCTAAATAGTGACGTTATCTTTGATGATGCGTGTCCTGCAAATAAGATGTATTTTCTAAATACTGACTATTTAAGGTTGGAAGTCGCAGCTAATAGAAACTTTGTTCCTGGTGAAGCTAAGATGTCAGTTAATCAAGATGCAATGGTAACACCAATGTTCTGGTCAGGTAACTTAACTGTTTCTAACAGAGCCTTACAAGGTGTGATTCACACTTAATATTAATTAAATAGAAAGGAAGTTGTTATGACAATAGCAGCAATATTGGGTATTGACGTTACAGCCCAAAGCACAACACCAGAATTTATACCTGGTCAATTAGGAGTTGTTACAGGCTCTAGTGGTACTAAAATTTATAAGTATCTTAAATATGATGATGGAACAGCAGCCGTTGATGGTGTAGCAGGTGAAGTTGCCTATTACTATACGTTGGATGGCTATAAAAATCACGTTTGTTCATCTGATTTAAGTGATTCAATCGAGATAGGTGCAGGAGTTATCCAGGCAAATATAGCGACTGAAACCTATGGGTGGTTTCAAATTAAGGGTCACGCTTTACTCACGATCGCTCTTACAGCTGGGGCTGATGGCGATCCATTAACACCAACTGGTGCAGGTGATGGTACATTAGACGTATCTTCAGCAGCAACAGACAATGTGTGTGCGATTGCAGGTGATATTTCAGACAAAGAAATTATCTGTGATTTCCCAATGTAAATAAAACTATGGGGGCAGGGAAACTTGCCCTCGTACAACTAATCTGGAGGGATTATAAATGTCAGTTACACCACAATTTTATGAACGTGAATTTAATGGTCAAATACGAGATTTCGTAAGAATTACTGTTAAAGGCATGAAAGATATATTTGAAGCACCTGTCAGACCACAGGATTTATCTAGGTTTCCAGAAGAATGGGAAGCCTACAAGAAAACCAAAGGCACTAAGAAACAAGTTGGTACACCACTAAAAGACCTACCTGCTATGTCAGAGCCTAGACGTATTGAATTAGAATTAATTGGTATTGAATCCATAGAAGATTTAGCCAAAGCCGAGATAGAGAAATTGCGTGGGATTGGTGAGCCTTATGTTGAATTACAACGTATTGCAGAACTAACTATGAACGCAAAAAAGCCAAGTCCTAAGAAAGTACATAAACCATTAAATATAGGAATACCAGATGAGCCTATTGACGATATGCCAGAACGTAGCTGACTTCACAGGGTTTGAAAGAGAAACAACTATAATCTCTAACACAAGTCCTACAGCAAGACAGTTATTAGCTTTATGCCAACGTGAGGGCAAACAGTTAATGAGGGCTACTGCATGGCCTATACTATTAAAAGAGCATACGTTTTCGACTGCATCCGGTACACAATCTTATGCTTTGCCAACTGACTTTGATCGTTTTATTGGTGATACTGCATTTAACAGGACTGATCTTGATAAGTTCACAGGGCCATTAACACCACAGCAATATCAGCTTGATAGGCATGGATCAGCAAGTGCAGGTATTACACAAAGGTTTAGATTAAAATCAAGTTCTAATGCGTTAAAGTTTGATATTACTCCAACACCTACGGCAACTGAAACTATTGGTTTTGAGTATGCAAGTAGTCATTGGAATCAGAAAACAGATGGTACATCACANGCAGCTTTTACTGTTGATACTGATACAGGNATATTAGATGAATTATTAATAGAATTAGGTGTTACCTGGCGATTTAAACAGATGCATGGGCTTGATTACGCAGAGGACTTTAGACAATACCAATTAGAGTTAAGACAGGCTGTATCACGTTCTGGTGGCTCACCTATTATTAGCTTAGATGATGCAAGACGATTAAGGGTTAGCCCATATAGCTATAACCTGCCTGACTCTGGTTTTGGTAGTGTTTAATGTTACAACCTATACAAACGGCAAACAGATATAGAGTTAAATCTGTATCATTACCTGCACCTATTGGTGGTTTAAACTCAAGAGATAGTCTTGATGCTATGCCACAAACAGATGCTATTGTTATGAGTAATTTCTTTCCAACTGTGGAAAAGATAACAACTAGAGATGGTTTTTCTAGCTTTTGCACAGGCATAGGATCAGGAAACGTAGAAACCCTTGTGGAACATAATGCAGGGGCTAACAGACAGTTATTGGCGATTGGTTCAGATGGTGTTTTATATCAGATCGATACTGGTAGTGCTGTTAGTAGAAAAACAGGTCTATCTAATGGTAGATTTCAGACAACAGAATTTAACGGCTTAACCATTTTTGTAAATGGAACAGATACACCTTTTAGTTGGAATGGCAGTTCAGCATCAAACCTTAGTATTACATTATCTGATAGTGCTAGTGCATCGACACTAAAGGGTGTTACCACATATAAAAATAGACTTTATTATTTTACAGGAGTTGACCAAAACTTTTACTATTCAGCTACAGTCGATACGTTTCAAGGTAATTTTACAAAGTTTCCTGTAGGTTTAGTTGGTACATTCGGTGGTAACTTAATTCAGATTGGTGTTTTGACTGTTGATGGTGGTGAGGGTCAGGATGATCTACTAACATTAATGATGAGTTCTGGTGAGGTATTGGTTTATTCTGGTACTGATCCAAGTGCATCTAGCTTTGCCTTAGTTGGTACATTTAGAATAGCAGAACCAGTAAATGAAATAAGGGCTATGGCTAAATTAGGTGGTGATTTGATCGTTGCCACAAGAGAAGGTTATTTGCCATTATCACAGGTCTTTAGACAGGATTTAGTAGGTAATAAAGCAGCAGCCATAAGTGAAAAGATAAGAGGAACAGTTATAAGACAAGTTGCCTTAACTGGTTCAACTACTGGATGGCAAATACACGTTTCGGCTGATGGATCAAAGCTATATGTAAATTATCCAACAGGTGATTCAACAGATACATTTAACCAACACGTTTTTAATCCTATAACTAGGGCTTGGTCTATATTTCAAAATATACCTGCTCATGTATGGTCTAATTTTAATGGTGATACTTACTTTGGTACAACAGGTGGCAAGGTTTATAAAGTGGGTGGCACAGCAGATTTAACGGCAGCGATTACGGCTGATTTAAGTTTTGCGTATAACTATTTTGGTGACAGAGGATCATTAAAAAGGTTTTCGTCAGTAGCACCTATGCTCGAAGCACCTGGAGATATTAACTTTGATTTTGGTGTAGCTGTGGATCAAGCAGCCCCATCCGGACTTAACTTAGCTAGTGGTGCTTTTACAAGTGATTTAGCCACTTGGGATTTAGCCGAATGGGATCAGGATTTCTGGGGCGATACGACAGGTGCAGGTATTATACAAAAACGTAAGGTTGTCGGAAGATTAGGTAGGTCAGCATCACTAAGAATTAAGGTTGAATCTGCATCACAATCCATAAGTATTTTAAGTAGTAATTTTCAATTTATACCAGGAGGGCCTGTTTAATGGCATATAATAGTAGTGGTACATTCTCAAGGCTGTTTGATTGGACAGATGATAGAGATAATGGCATCAAGATTAGAGCCGATAGGTTTGACCAGGAACTAGATGGTTTTGCCACAGGTTTAACAACATCCTTACTTAAAGATGGTACACAAACAGCC